TATCCGAAAGCACAAGATATAAGTAAGAATATTGATAAGAAGGCAGGTAAGAAGAGGAAGGATTTGGGTAAGAGTCCTTTAGATATAAGTAACGGTAATAACGGTAAAGAAGCAACAGTATTTAACGCAAGGAAAGAACTAAGAGTCACCGAACCGCACACTCAAGAAGCAAAAGAGTGGGATGGTTGGAAGTCACACGGTCTTAAGCCTGCCTATGAACCAATTATAGTAGCAATAAAGCCAAACGAAGGTTCTTATTGCGACAACGCACTTAAATATGGTGTAGCAGGATTGAATATAGATGGTTGTAGAATAGAAGGTAGTGTAAATATTAAAGATTATGGAAGGGGTGGTGGATTTTGTTTTAGAGGAGATGCTAAAGATGCACCTGAACCCAATTCTAAAGGCAGATTCCCCGCTAACATAATCCTAGACGAAGAAGCAGGTAGAATATTAGATGAACAGTCAGGACAAAGCAAGAGTTCTAAACAAAGTAAAAAAATTGTAATGAATGGTTATCAAAATAAAGGAGGATATGTTGGTGGAGAATCTAGTAGCGAAGGAATAAACACACAATACGGAGATAAAGGTGGCGCTTCAAGATTCTTCTATTGTGCTAAATCAAGTAAAGCAGAAAGGAATATAGGTTGCGAAGATATGGAAGATAAGTTAGTGGCAAACCCAGGCGAAGGATGTGCAGGCAAATTACAAAAGAATTCAGGAGCAGGAGTCCCTAATAACCCAGTATATAACAAAAACACACACCCAACTATCAAACCTATTAAGCTTATGGAATACTTATGCACCCTAACAAGAACACCAACAGGAGGTATTGTATTAGATCCCTTCGCTGGCTCAGGTTCAACCGCTTTAGCTTGCTTAAGAACAAGCAGAGACTTTATTATGATTGAAAGAGAAGCCGAATACGTGGAAATCATAAAGGCAAGAATTAAAGGTATGAAGAAGCAATTAAAAGAAGAACCAAATCTATTTAATACACTATAAAGGAGGATTAAGATGAGTGGAGATAGTAGAATAGAAGAATATATAAAGGATAAAACAGAAGAACACCTAAAAGATATGGTAGAACGTGCTATAGAATCATTAATTAATTACAGAATAGCTAAAGCAAAGGAAGATGTTAATTGGCCGGTTCCGGAGTAATTATGAAGAAGACTAAAAAACAAAGGTTATTAGAGAAGGATTGGAAAGTCGCCGTAAGGCATAATTGGGGTAATAAGTGTGCTAAGTGTGGTCGTGAAGGTTGCAAGTTAGATACTCATCACTTATATTATGGAAAGCTTAAGTGGACTGAACCGAAGATAGGAGTTTTGCTTTGTTCTGGTTGTCATAAGTTTGGGTTAGAGTCAGCACATAAAGGTGGGTTAGTGTTCTATAATTGGTTTTTTAAAGAATACCCTGAATTGAGTAAAGAGATTTTAGGGTTAATAGAATTATGAGATTAAAGACAGATAAAGAATTCAGAGACCACGTTAAATACCTTAGGGATAATTTAGATGGTGAAGAACTGTTTGACTTTATAGTGGCTATGACTAAGTTAGAAAGGAACTATGGCAGAATTAGTACTGGTGAAGTAGTGCAATTAGCTAAGGGTTTTAAGTACATTGGTGGTTTAGGTTTTGAAATAGAAGATAAGGAGAAGTAAGTGGAATACAGTAGAAAAGAAGGTATAGAATTAAAAGAAGCAGAAAAGCTTGACCTACTACATCTAATTAAGACTTCGGACTTAGATAAGGTTATTAAGGACTCTAAAGAAACTCTTATTAACGCTCATAGGAAGCTAATCTGCAACCTTGTTAAACGTCACGGTTTTATGGACGATTATGACACTTCTTTTGCAACAGCTACATATGGTATTCTTCAAGCAATAGAAAGGTATGACCCAATTAAAGCAAAGAACTGTAAGGTAGCAAGTTACTTCAGTATATGGATTCTAAAAGAACTTCGTGTAGAAAGAACACTTAAAGGTCTCCCTGTAACAATTAGCCATACAACAGCAGACCAAAGATATAAGGATGGTAAAGGTGTAGGTAGGGTAAGTATGGATGATGCTGAATATGAGAATATCAATAGATTTGCACTTGACCCTGATGTATTTTTTGACTTTGGTATAGACGATGATATGCGTATAAAATATGAGGTTCTATATAGTGTAATAAAAGAACTCAACGAAGAAGAATTAGAAGCACTTAAATCTTATATGGAGAAACCAAGGCTAGAACACAAAGAAAAAATTAAGCTAACAAAAGAAGAACTAACAAGACATAGAAAGTTATATTCTCAACGATATGCTGTTGTAGCTAAAATAAGAAGATTAGTGTTGTTACGCTGTCCGATTAATACAGCTAAAGTGTTAAGGGTAAAAGAAAAAGCAAGAATAAATAATGATAATAGAAATAATAATAAACAACAAAGACAACAAAATAAGGAATATTACCAAAGGAATAAAGAAGTGATAAAGGCACGTTCAAGAGTTTACAGTAATAAAAAGCGAAGCGAAAGATTAAAAGAAATAAAAGGAGAAGTAATATGAAGTGTATTATGTGTAAGAAAGAATTAGTGTTTGAAGAAAAGGTAAGCCTATTAGCTAAAGATGCTAAGTATTGGGATGAAGAAAGAGAAGATGAAGTAGTATGTAGCTGTGGTGTAACGTTTAAGCTAACAGTGCAACCTAATGGCTCGTTTTCAACTAAGAGGGTTAAGTAAGAGGGTTAAGTAAGAGGGTTAAGTAATATGAAGGAGACAATAGATAAGTGTATTGGTAAGTTTGTAAGTGTAGCTTCAGTTAATTGGGAAAAAGTAGAGGGTGGTATGAACCTTCTACAGCATATGCAAGAAGTCACTATATTTGAGAAGGACGGTAAGTTAGGTATGTCAGTGTCAGCCCTTGAGCCAGAGAAAATATTAGATGCAAAAAACAAATAAAGTAGATGCCGCCCAAGAATTACTTGAGCGTAGGAAAGCTAGAGCAGAGTTAATAGAGTTCTATAAATACACCTTTGATGAGTTTGTTGAAGGTGACCATATTAATAGACTTTGTGATGCTCTAGAAAGAATAGAAAGGGGTGAGTGTAAGAGGCTTATTATTTCCTTACCACCCCGACACTCTAAGTCTGAAACCGCTTCTGTTAGATTTGTCTCTTGGTATTTAGGAAGACACCCAAAAGCAAAGATAGTGTTAACTTCATATTCACAAAGCATTGCAGAAGAACAGGCAAGGAAAGCAAAAGACCTATTCTTTAGTGAAAAATATAAGACCCTATTCCCTGATATAGTCCCAAGAATTACCGATAAACTATTCAAACACTCAGATAAGCAGTTTGAAACACTTAAAAGAGGTAGTGTTTATGCAGTAGGTATTGGTGGAACTTTAACAGGTAGAGGTTTTGACATAGGGATTATAGATGATTATGTGAAAGACAGGGCTGAAGCTAATAGTGAAGTTCAAAAGCAAAGGACTAACGATTGGTATGCTTCCACGTTCTTTACACGACAATCTCCTGATGCAGCTATAATTGTTATTGCTACAAGATGGGCGCAAGATGATTTAATTGGTAAGCTATTAAAAGAAGAACCAGATGAGTGGGAAACTGTCTTATTGCCTGCCGTAGATGAAGGTAAAGCTCTATGGGAAGAAAGATTTAATTATGAAAAACTGATGCAAATTAAAAAAAGTATCGGTATTTTTGAGTGGTCAGCGTTATACTTAGGTGAACCAACTGTCAAAGAAGGTAATAGATTTAAGGTAGATAATATAGTATGGCACGATAACTTAGATGAATTCCCCACTAATGGAAGAATAATGAGGTGTTGGGATTTAGCTTCCACTGTAAAAGAAAGAGACAGAGACGATAAGCCCGATTATACTGTTGGTGTTAAAGGCAGGATGGTTAATAAGAACGGTATATATGAGATGTGGATAGAAGATGTTGTAATGGGTAGATGGGAAGCTCCTGCAAGAGATGAGATAATTAGACAAACAGTGATTAAAGATGGCAACTATGTCCCTATATTCGTAGAAGCCTTTGCAGCTTATAAGGATGCGTACACTTCCATAAAACGTGCATTAGCTGGTAGATACACTGTTAATCAGAGCAGACCACCAGGAGACAAAGAGACTAAAGCGGCCGGTATGCAACCTATATTTGAGGTAAGTAATATACATATACTTAAAGGTTCGTATGCAGAAGAGGTTGTTAAGCAGTTTAAAGAATTTCCTTCAGGTAAACACGATGATGTAGTAGATGCTTTTGCAATACTTTACCACGAAGGATCTAAGTCTCAGAGTGGTCTTTTAATAAGTTAATTCACTCCTTTGGGGAATTTAGTGGTGTTTTCTTGAATATAGTAAGTAGTATATACTAAATACTATATAGGAAACCCATATGCCTACAGATACTTCTTTAAAAGTAATTCAAGAGCGTGAAAACGAAGTATATTCCATTAGAGCCTCCCAACAAGAGATTAATATTAGTGGTTGGAAAGGTGGAAGGGAATATATTGATGAGCGTTTAACTAGATTCCCTGCTGAGTCCGATGCAGATTGGGACGGTGGAACAAGAAAAGGTGGTTCAGCTTTCTCAGGTCGTAGAGAACAAGCCCACTTAATCCCATACCTTAACCGTATTGTGACTAAGATTAATCAGCACGTATTCGGTATTGTCCCTAAAAGAAGTGGTATTCCTACTGAGATTAAGGAAGATATTAGTGCAGAAGGTAAAAGCTTAGATGACTTAATGGTTAAAGTTAATTCGTATATAACTACTTGCGGTTGGGCTTGGATAGGTATAGATGCTCCTGTAATTGGTGTTGACACAGAGATTTCTCAAGAACAAAAAGAAGATCTGAAGATAAGACCCTATTGGAAGGCTTATTCTCCACTAAGTATTATAGATTGGCACTTTAATCTTACTGGTGAACTTGAGTGGCTAATTGAAGAAGGTTATACTTATGTAGGTGACGATCCTTTTGTACCACCTATGAACGTAAGATATAGGAAGTTATGGCAGAAAGGATCAGTAACAGTATACACTTATAAAGACGGTAAGGACGAAATAGAGTCTGAAGAAGTTATTGAATTAAGCTTAAAAGACACTGTTCCCTTTGTTTTGGTTGGTGAAATAAGTGCAGAGGCTTGGGCTTTTGACTCATTAGAAAGTATAAATAGAACGATTATGGATTTAGAAAGTTGTAATAGACAGAACTTCTATAACAGTGTATTCCCTCAATTAGTTGTGCCAGTAAGTATTATGGACAACGTTAGACAGCAGTATTCATTAGAGGGTGAAGATGCAATTCAGGCAGTTCAGGGTTATAACTATCCTATTTTAGTTGGTGAAAACGACAAAGACCCTTCATATTTGATGCCTGACTCAGCTTCTATTGGTGTAATGAGGACTGAATTGAATAGCTTGAGAAAGGAATTATTCGACTCTACAGGCTTAATGCTTCAGAAAGACACAGCTATGGCAGAGTCAGCAGCAGCTAAAGCTTGGGACTTCTTAGATGTGCAGGCTGTTATGAGGGAAAGGGCTAAGATGTTGCAAGACGCTGAAGCTAAAGCAGTTGCGATTTCTAATGAGTGGGATGCTGAATTTCCTACTTGGGAACCTGAATATAACACAGACTTTGAGATTGGTGATTTTAAGGAAGAGATGGAAGCATTAATCCTTGCAAGTAACATAAGTATGCCCGATGAGATGTATAAGTTTATTGCTAAAAGAGTTTTTGAACTTATGAAGATTAACGGCAAGAGTTTAAGTGAAGAGGAAGAGGCTATTTTATTGGCTTCTATAGAGAATTTTGAAGCAATAGGTATGGAAGCAATTGATGCAGAATTAGTTGAAGAAGTTATCGAAAGTGTTTAAGTGTGTGAGTGTAATAAATAATAAGAGGGTAATATGAACTTTAAGAACAGAAAAGAATATAACATAGACGCAGGGGTAACTCAAACGGGCATTACAATTGATTCGTCTACAAGTGGTTGGATAGGAACAGTAAGATTTAGGTTTGATTCTAATGCAACAGGAGTAGTTGGTGTAAGGGCGCAAATTAGAGGAGAAGACGTTCAATCTGGTGTTGATACGTTAGCAGCTAAGATTGACGCCGTATGGATGGGTAACTTAATGTTGGAAACAGGTGATACTTTAATAATTGTCACTGAACCAGCAGTTGCTTGCACAGTATTTGTAACATATGTTTATGAACCTTGGGGCTTAGGCGGATGGCAGGATTTTGCGGCTGACGTTCTTGAATTAAGTTCTAGTTCTAGTTCAGAAAGTAGTGAAAGCGAAGGTAACGTCTCCACAAGTTCTAGTTCGGATAGCTCAGCAAGTTCACAAAGTAAGTCGTCAGAATCTTCAAGTTCTGAATCGGCTTACATATCTAGAACAAGTAGCTCAGATTCAAGTGTAAGTAGCTCAAGTTCAAGTTCTGAATAAATAGTTTTATTATGCACCAATAAAGGTGTGGTTGGCTTAAGAGTGCCGTAGAACTCTTGTTTGGTTTGACTTACCGTTTATAAAGTCGGAGGTAGTTATGAGTATTGAAGATGTAATTGGGAAAATTGAAAGTATGGATGGATTCGATAAAGATGACATCGCAGAACTAAAGACTAAGTTAGAAGAGAATACAGTGAAAGTAGACGATAAGAGTGCAAAAGAGTTGAAAGAAAGTAAAGCGGCTCAAGCACGGATTCTTGATGAAAAGAAGACCTTGCAAGCTAAACTGGCTGAAACTGAAGCATTAATGGACGATCTTAAAAACGTTGACCTTAATGAGACAGAGAAGACTCAGAAAGAATTAGAAAAGATGAACGTAATGAAGGCAGCCTTAGAAAAAGAATTAGAAGATGTTAAGACTGCTAAAGCAAAGACTGATCGCTCTTATAAGTTAGAAAAAATTAGTTCTGGTGTTAAATTTCTTGAGTCTGTGCCTGAGGATATGCGAACCTATGCTATTTCTACGGCTTTCAGTAATACCGAAGACTTAGATAATATTGATGAAGTAACAGGTGTTTTAGATGCGTTCAAAGAAAGTCATAAAGGCGTTCTTGCATCAGAAACAGCGGCAAGTGGAACTGGAAGTCAGTCACCATCTGCTACACCGTCTCATAGCAATAAGTCTCCTGAAGACATGACAGACAGTGAAAGAGCAGCGGATATTAAACAGAGGATGAGTGTAAAAGTTCGATAACGCTGATAGATAAGTTAAATTAATTATAAATAAACAAGAGGAAAAATATTATGGCTAATGCGTTTAAAAATACAAGCCAAGTTGTAAGAGACTCAGCAATTTTGCTATCCGACAACTTGGTAGCTGCTAACCTTTGTAACAGAAGGCACGAACAGCAATATGCAAGTAAAGTTGGAGCGACTATCGAAATTAGTTCTGTAGCATCACAAACTGCTAGGGATTTCGTTGATGATAGTTCGACTGTAACAGATAGTGACATTACTGAAAACGGTGTAGACTTAGTTCTTAGTGAACAGCCTTACATCTCTCACACCATCACTTCGGCACAACGCTCGCTCGAACTGGATGACTTTAACGTTGTTGTAACTCAGCCTGCAATATTGGCTATCAGAGATGCAATTGACACGTTCATCCTAAAGCAAGCTAATCGTGGTTATGGTAGAAACGTTAGTGGAACAGCAGGTGTTGACCCTTCCACTCACGCTCATATCTTAGCTGGTCGTAAAGTTATGAACGATAACTCTGCTCCAATGGCTGACCGTATAGCAATAGTGAATACTACTGCTGCCGCTTCGCTACTGGACTTAGATATCTTCACAAGTGTTGACTATGGTACTGAAAGACCTTCAGGACTTAGAGAAGCATCTATGGGTAGGATGGCTGGTTATGATTTTTACGAAAGTCAGAACGTAGTTGACCTTGCTCGTGGCGATGTTGGAGATGCTACAAACGTTTATGGTGCTGGACAGGCTCTTGAAGCTCTAGTTAACGTAGATGACGGTGGAGCTACTTCCACTGGAACTATTAATGCTGGTTCTCAATTTACAATCAGTGGTTTAACTAATACTTATACCGTCGTTTCTGTTTCTGGTGCTGGCGTTGCTGCTGCTTCGGGTGCTTTTGCATTGACGCTTGATCAGGATCTTGAGTCTGCTCCTGCTGATAATGCGGCTATTAGTTGGGTTGCATCATCCACAGGCAATATATTATATTGCAAAGATTCACTTCTTGCAGCTATAGTACCACCTCAGGAATTGGCAATCGGTTCATCGACTGCTTTCTTTGATGGTGTTGGTATTCGTTACACAGCTTCCACTGCAACTTCGACGTTGAGTGACCAGGTTGTATTCGATACCTATGTTGGCTCTGTTGTTCAGATAGATGATGCTGGCGCAATCCTTCAGGGATAAGTTGGTTAGTATATAAATTTTAGGGGTTGGTGGCATTAAAACCCCAACCCCTATTTTTTTAAGTCAAGTATAAAGAGTGTAAAGAGGTGTAATATGGCTTGGACGATCACAAAAGCAGATATGGATGAGTATTTCCTACCTAACAACCACATCAAAAGTTACGACTATAGAAAGTTTAAAGACGACGAAAAAGAAGCTTCCTTTAATCAGGCTGTAAGAGAATTAATTGCTAATCAAGGTAGAGAATTAGTTGACCCTGACACAGATGATGTGTATCGAGATGACTACGCAATTTTTGAACAAGCACTATTTATCCTTATTAATACTCCAAGAAGGGGCGCTGACGGTGGGATGCCTGTAATTGATTTAGCAGAAAAAGATGAGAAAAACATCTTAGAACGTAAAGGTAAGTTAGTAAGTCCTGAAGCTGCACTATATTTGAGGATGAATAGAGTTCAGATGATAAGGGGCTAATGACCTATGGCAACGAAACCTACTCAACTATCACAGCTAAAGAAAGTAGAGAAGATAGGTGAATTGCAGATACGAAGCTTATTAGTGAAAGCAAGAAATAAGATGGATTTGATTATTTTAAACGCAGTTAACAATAAAAGGTTTGCTTCTTCAGCCAAAGTTAGAGATGGCTTATATGCCGCTTTGGGTTCAGAGTATGTTAAATTAGGTGGACAGGTTGGAGCTTGGGAAAAGAGTAGAATAACCTCAATAGCAAGACAGTGGCGCAAGTTAGCAATTAGTGATATACCTAAAGGCGTTTACAATCAGTCTTGGCAACAATTCTCCACTAAGTATGTAAAGGATATGGTAGAAAGAGTGAACCCAACTAATGCTTCTAAGATTGCAGGCGTAAGAGCAAGGATGGGTGGTATGCTTAATAACGATATAAGAGTATTAAGAAACAGTGTAATAGAAACTTTTAGAGAAGCTTCAGTGACAGGTATGAATTCAGGACAACGTTTAAGGGCTATGAGAAACAAAGTGTTAAGCAATAAGCCTTCTTGGGAATTCATAGACGCAGGTGGAAAGAAGTGGAAGACAAACAATTACTTCAAGATGTTAAATAAGACCATAAGTGCTAATACAGCTAGAAGTGCTTATGAAGATACTATGACAGAAGGTGGTATGGATTTAGCAACAATAGAAGGTGGAACTAGTGGTAACTGCTGTGATGTATGTAATAAGTGGTCAGGTCGGATAGTAAGTTTAACAGGAGTAACTAAAGGATACCCTAGTGCAGACGAAGCAAGGGGTGAAGGGCTTTTCCACCCTTCGTGCGTTCATTATATAGCAGCAGTCCTTCCAGGAGAAAGCACAGAACAACCTAATGAGACTAAAGGATTGGAAGAAGAAGAATTTGCAGAACAGTTAAAGTATAATCAGAGCAAAGAAGATAATAATCCTATGACAAAGGATCAGAAGAGCAAGCTTAACAAAATAGGATATTCTGCTGTAGATGGTGATGCAACAGTGACTCAGGCGGATTCGATAATAAGTGAAACAGAAAGATTGAGTAATTTGAAGATAGTTAAGAAGTCTTTGAGTCCTGAAAAACTTGAATTAAATCTGCAAAATAAACACAAGGTAGGAAAGTCTTTCTCGGCTACTTATAGCAGACCAACAGTAAGTAGTGGGAAAATAGATATTGGATTAGAAAGAACTTCCACTGATATATTAAATATTGGTAATGGAAATTATACTATTGGTGGGGATAAGAAAAGCATATTTAGACACGAATTAGGACACCATATTAAAGATACTCAGATAGACCGCTTTGATTGGGAAGATGCGACTAAGGACTTTAAGAAGTTAACAAGTAAGAAAACAAAAGAGTTGGCTAAACAATTCATAGATGCAGATATAAAGAGATTGAGTGTAGAGCCTAATAATCGTGTTCTTCTTGGTAAAATAAAGAGGGTTGCTAATAAGAGGGCTGGTCAGGAAGTTGGTAGAGAATTTGTTAGTGGTTATGCATCGTCTAATCAAGAAGAGTTATTTGCAGAGTCTTTCGCAGCGTTTACTTCGCCAAAATATAAGAGTGGGATGTTGCCTAAGCCTATAGAAGAGTTTATGGTTAAGACTATTAAATAAGGAATATTATTATGTCAATGTTAGAACAGTGTAATTGCGAAAAAAGAAATTGTATAAATTACGGTGGTGTAGAAGCGTCAGGAGATGGTGTAGATGCTAAAAACATATGTTTGGCGTTCCCAGAAGGTATACCTGATAAGAT